TGTTCCCCGTCAGGATAAAGGGTACGTGTGTGCGAGATAATTGGGATGATCCGGGATGATCCGGGATTCTTCGGGACGGGTCGTTTTGAAAAGAGGTATCATATATTGATACAATCAATCCCATGTCAGCCGACACTGCTTTTGCTGCCTCGCATTACGCTCACGAGCGATAATACGGTAGATGCATTGTACGCTCAAGCTGAAATCCTTAGCTAGAGCCGAGGCATTGTCACCAGTGAATTTGCCATAGATTTCAGAATCACGGCGGCGCATCTTGGCCGCCGTTTCTTTTGGAAAATATAACGATTGCCCTCCCCAATGCTCAGCGATTTCGAACGCTACGGATTGTCCAATGTTTCTGGCGACCTTCTTTGACAACCCTGCTTCTTTTCGCAGTCGGTCTTCCAGGAATGCAGCCAAATCTTCCAGCAGTTCTGTGCTGACATGGGGCGCTTCCATCCCATCCTCCTACAGCCTGTCTCGCCACGCCTTGAGGCTTTCGATCACGTTGCTGGCCTGCACCATTGTCAACCACTCCAGGCGCTCCACGCCAGTCTGGCGCTTGACGTATGCAGCGAGGGCCTGTTCGGACGGGTTGCGCACCACGCCTTGCTGGTGCAGCTCCAGCCAGATTCCGCGAATCATTTTCGACTGGCGATCATCCGCGAGCTTGCGCGCGGTAGCATTTGCGCTGGGTATCGGCTGAAAACCGAGGCGCTCCATGTGTTGAATCAGATTGCCGAGCTGGGCGTCCGTCAATTGAGTTGACGACTCGACATCATATCGGTCAGACAGCATTGCCCGGTAGTCGTCGTCAGACAGACCGATCTGCTTCTGACCAATTTTAATTTTGGCGATCAGCTTGTTGCGCGCTGTGTTACGTGTCTGTTTGCTCATCTCATCCTCCAGCTCATCCACGCGATCCTGGCCCAGCATCCGGCGGTGATCAGCATGGCTACAGCGCCCCCACGAGCCCCCAGAGTGGCCACGGTCACAGCCAGCACCACGAGCAGCCCGGCGTTGAGCAGGGCGGTGCTCATGGGAGCCGAGGGCGCGGACTTGCGCAGCATGGGCAAAAGCGCCGCAGTGAACGCCCAGCCCACACCGCCGATAATAACATCCTGCCAGATCATGACGTCCTCGCTCGCTCGGCCTCGATCCGTCGCCACCAGTCATTGATTGCCCTGGCAGCGTGGTCTGCCAATAGCTTTGCAGCTTTTGGTGATCCAGGCTTGGGCAAGAATATAGCGATAGTCCGTCCGTCGATGGTGTCCGTTATTTGTGCGCCGCCTGGCGACTTGTCCACTGCCTTGAAACGCGGCTCAGCCATTGGATCCTCCCACGCTGATCGTGATCACGCATCCCGGCAGACGACAGCGCAGTTCCGCAATCAGCTGCTCCAGGCGCAAGTCGTTTTCCAGGCATCCCGGAGAGGCAGCAGCCGTAGCGCGCGTTCCCCTTTTCGTCTCTGCGGCATGGCATTTGTGGCACAGCGTCTTCGTCAGCAACGTCTTGGTCTCGCCGCATCCCGCACACGTCCCCTTTTCGAACCCCATGCTTATCCCCTCCATGTTGGCACCCTGTTCGTCGGTCCATCCTCGCCAGTCCTCGCAGCCGTTGCACTGCGGCGGCCTGGCGCGCGCCATCAGAGTCCCGTGCTGCGGCCTCTTGCGCATCGCCTCGCAGTGGGCGAGCGTGATGGTCGCGTGGAGCTTGTGACAGCGGTGATATCCCGTATCCATTTGATGTCCTTTGGCTGCTCATCAGGCCCGGACCGCCGCGTCCGAGCGACCGCCCCGAAGGGCGGTTTCGCTACTACGTGCTGAGGGGAATCTTTGCCGCACGCATGTCGCTCTCAGCGACTGACAAGTGTTCCAACGCTGCCCCGATGGCCTTCCACCGGACATCGATTCCCAAGCCATTTGCGATCACGTCCAGTTGGCGTTCGACTTCATCCAAATGCTTTCTGGCGTGATCCACCCGGTTTTGAACCTGTCCGCAGGTGGCAGCGATCGTGATGCCGTGATCACTCATGCGCGTACCGCCTCCTTGAGCTGCTTGCCCGGCTTGAACTTGATCCGCTTGCCAGCCGGGATCTGCACGGCCTCGCCGGTCTGCGGATTGCGTCCCGTGCGGGCCGGAGTGTCCACAACCTCGAAGGTGCCGAATCCGGTCAGGGTGACCTTTTCACCGCTGTTCATGGCGGCAGTGATGGCGTCCAGGATGCCGTCCACGGCGGTGGAAGCATCGGACTTGCTCAGGCCGGTTTCACGCAGCTTTTCGATCAGTTCAGTCTTGGTCATGATTTTCTCCTTCTCCGTTAATGAATTGTTCCAGTTTTTTTGCGGAGCACAGCAGCTCCTCCCGCAGCTCCCAGTATCCATTTTCGGGCAGATACAGAGTGCCCACCTCTCTCAGCAGGTGGTTGATCTCCAGGTGCCAAACCAGAGCATCAAATAGTGCGGCGTATCGTTTTCCCGTCTGATGGATCAGATTCTTCAGCGTTGCGACTCGCGCCGATTCCGTTCCCAGCTGTCTGCGGAGGGTTGCGTTCTCGGATTCCAGATCGGCAACGCGAGCGGCGTAGTTGCCCGGCGTGCTTTCCCTGTCATCCTGCCCGACCAGGACGGCCTCGGCCTTGCCGATCAGTCCGGCAGCGCCGTCCGGCAGGGCGGCGAGGTTGTCGCGGAGCATTCGCAGCGCGCCTTCCAGATGGTGCGCCAGTCGCAGGTTCTGCGCCTCCACGGCGTAGATGGCCTTGCGTTCCTTCTTGGTCATTGCTCGACCTCCACGATCTGAACCTTGCAGCAGCGCGTGCCCTCGACCTGCATCTGCGCCCACTGCCTGTCGTACCACGCGTGGATTTCGCCAGTCCGCACGTGGTAGCTCGGCCCGTACACGTTCTCCACGGCGTTGCCGATGGCACCCTTGCGGGTGATGCTCTCGCCCAGGATGCGGCCGTCAGCGGTCACCACCGCGAACAGATCTGCCAGTACGTTCATCGTGCCCTCCTAGACCTTGGCGATGTCGAGCGGCAGCGCGTCGTATCCGCCGTGCTCGTTTCGCTCGTAGAGCCGGATGTAGGACTTGGATCCGGTCACGGTCAGGCTGTCGGAAATGGCGTCCATGGCCTGCTTCCACCGATCGTCCCTGATGTCGAGCCGCCGCAGGCCCAGGATGCGGCCCGTGTTGATCCGCCCCTCCTTGTCCACCTGGAAGGCGTCGTTGATCAGGGCACGGATCTCTCCGCGCGAATTCTCGGTCCATTCCTTGATGCACTCGTCGATCAGTTCCTTGGCGGCCTGGAGTCGCTCGTCGAACGTCAGATGCTCGTAAATGGCCCGCTGGAGCTTGTATTTTCCGTCAAACGACATCAGCGTCACGTTGCCTTTCTTGCCACCCCGGTTGGCCCCGTACTTCTCGGCGCTAAGCTGGACAAAGGCTTCCACATCGCCCATAACCTTGATCTTGAAATCGCGCAGGGCTGCGCGTTCGGTCTGGAACTGCGTCACCAGCTCCATGACCAGGTCGTGCCGGACCCTGTCGATTTCCTTGATTTGTCCCAGGGGCACCCACCGCCCCTGGGCATCCTGCATCATGTCCTGCTGTTGCATCTGCTTCTCCTTAGTTATGTCCGCCCGGCGCTTCCATGAGCGCCAGCTCCAGACCATCAACCCGCTCGACTTCGGCCAGGATGCCGTTCGCCAGCCGGATCAGTTCCTCGGCAGCCTCGCGTTCCACGCGCTGGGCCACGGCCTTGATTTCAAGCGCCCGCCGCATGATCTTGCGGCTGACCGCGCCGTCCTGATTGTTCAGAATCTGAGTGCCGCCCCAGCCCTTATTGCCCGTCTTGCGCCGCATTTCGCCTTGCATGATGCCCTCCTAAACCTGCTGGATGATTCCGGAGTCCACGATCGGCGCGCCCACCTCGGCAGCCAAGTTCATGGCCGCGACCATGACGTTGCCCACAACTAGCGGGTAGCAGAGCGAGATGGCGTTCTGGCGGCCCCGCGTGGGCGTGCTGCCGGTCAGGCGGCTGCGCATGGCTTCGATCCCCTCCGGCGTGATGATCTTGGAGATTTCCGCCCCGGACCGTTCCAGCTTGAACCGGATGTACTCCTCAACGCAGTTGTCCAACGGGCGCAGCGTCACAATCTCGCAGCGCTGGGTCACCTCGCGCACCGCGTAGTTGCTGGCAGAGAGCCGCTCAAGCAGCTCCGGCTGCCCGATCAGGAAGACAGTGAGCAGCGAAGTGAAGCCGTCGCCGGAGTCCAGCTCCAGGAATCTCTTCAAATGCTTGAGCGTTGCCACGGGCAGCGAGTGCGCCTCTTCGATGATCAGGACGTGGCGGTAGCCAGCGCGGCAGGAATCGCGCAGGTGGGTATGCATCTGCCGGAATCGCGCCTCCGGGCTGTTGGCCATGCCCTCCAGCTGGGCCACCGTGCTCATGATCGCTTCCACGATGTGCTGGCTCTTGAGCGTCTTGCCCTTTTTGTCGCTGTCCTCCATGCCCAACACATACGGTTCGATGATATGCACGGGCTTCCCGGACGCGGCGATGCGCGCCTTGAAGTCGCGCACCAGCGTGGTCTTGCCGCTGCCGGATTCGCCCACAATGGCCATCAGGCCGCCGCATTGTGCCTTGAGCCACATGGCCTCGCGCACCATGCGGATCTCGCCGGACAGAAAGATGTCGTCCGGGCTCCGCAGATCGTCCTTGAAAGGATCGCGCAGGAGCTTGAAATGCTTGCGCGTTGCCGGAAGCAACGCCTGACATCGGATGAGCATAGGCTTGGTCTCCTCCTTCTTTTGGGTCGGACTGTCAGCCGGGATGGCCTCAATCTCCAAAAATGCATTATTGATCTCGGTCATGTCCGCGCCGCAGTTGACAAGCCAGCGCACCATGCCGGTCTTCAGGCCTTCGCGGCTCTTGCGTTTGGGCCATTTGTTGCGCAGCAGCATCTCGCTCATGGTCGCGGGGCTGACGCCCACGGCGCGGGCCATGGCGCTTTGGGACTGGCCGAGGCTTGCGAGCAACTCCTGAATGATCATCTACATTCCCTCCACCAACCGCAGGGGCCGATTGATCTTCTGCGGGCCGGTGATCCGGGCCGCGATGCCGTCAATTTCGTCCTCGGGAACGCCGTCGGGATAGCGCTGCTGGAGCCAGCTGTAGGACTCGCCGTCCCAGGCCTCGCCCACCATTGCCTTCAGCCGCATGGCGGCCTCCACCAGCGGCAGCGGCTGAATCTCCCGCCGTCCGGCGTCCAGGGTCAGGTCGCGGCCACGTCGCGGCATGTACTGCGGCGCTTCGCGGACATCGGCCATGACGTTGACTCCCGCCGGGGCCTGGATGTGCTTCGGGTCCGGCCCGGCTGCCTCGGCAATGGCTTTGATGTGCCGATCGGCAACCGTTTCCGGCTGGGCCTTGTGTTCCTGGCCGATCACCGGAGCGTTCTCCCAGAACCCGGCAGCGTCCTTCTTCATGGGCTCCACAGTCCAGATCACGTCCTCGCCGCTCTCTTTGTCCTCCAGGATCACGTCCACTGCCGGGGCGCGGTACGGATTGACCACCACCTGGACCTTCATCTTGGGGACCAGCCCGGTGACCCACCGCAGGTCGTACTGGTTGCGCCCGTACCCCTTGACAGCGTGACTGATGCTCATGTCCGCGCCCACGGTGGCGGCCACGGGCCGCGTGGTCACCAGCTCGCGGCAGAGTTCCAGGTCCGGTGCCAGGCGCAGCTGCGCCTCGGTGATGGACATCCAGACATCGGCCCGGCTCTTGCCCGTGCGGCTGTGGATGGCCCTGGCGTTCCAGTGTGCGCGCCACTCGTCCGCACGCAGTTGCAGCTCTTCCAGGCTCTGCACGTGCAGGAAAGTCAGCCGCCCCTCGAATTGCGTTTCCACGAGGTTGTTGGCGTTCTCGACCGATCCCTTGGCGCGGGCGTTGCCCGGCATGTGCGTGATGTGCTCCACGCCGAGCCGGTCCAGCAGATTCAGGAACAGGTGGCTGGTGTTGGCGCTGCCCGCGTCCATCATCAGGATGTTCGGCACGCCGTGCATGGGGTCGTGGTCGTTCCGGTAGGAAATGGCGTCCAGGAACACGTCCACCAACCCCTGGCTGGTCTCGCCAGCGCTCTGCACGTAGCGGACGTAGATCGTGCCGCTGTAATGGTCGGTGATGACGTAGCGCCAAACGCGCTCGCGTTCGATCTTCCGGAAGTTCTGGTCCTTGTTCTTGTAGAACTTGGACTCTTCCATTACGGCCAGCCCGCCCTTGGGCAGGTAGAAGATCACGCAGATGGACGGGTCCACCTGCCAGACGTGATTCGGGTGCAGCGAGCGCAGCCGCACGGCGGGCTTGCCCTGCGCCAGCTGGGCCGGATGGCAGCCGTAGCGGCGCATGGCGCGGGAAAGCGTGCAGGGCGATACATCCGCGTCCGCGAACCCGGACTCGGCTAAAACCTCTTGCGCCACGGTGCATGGCAGGGTTCGCTTGCCGTTTGCGCGCGTGGCCAGGTGCATCAGATGCGCGGCGTTTCGGGCCGTCTCCTCGGATACGGTCATGCGTCCGGCGTCAGCGCGCCGCTTGCGTCCGCTGTCCCAGCCGATCTCGCGCAGCTTTCGGTAGACCTGCTGCCGCGAGCAGCGCAGCAGCCCGGCCACCTCGTCCACGAGTTCAGCCCGCCGCCCGTGGGGGGCCTGATCCAGCCGTTCGGCCAACCCGCGAAGGGCGTCCGTCTCGGCCAGGGCGAGGGAGGGCGCGAAAGTGGCCATTAGCGCACTCCGCCCTCGCCGATGTTGCCGCGAATCAGATCGTCCTTGGCGGCGGCGCGAAGCCATTCAGGCTGCACGATGTTCTCGAAGTCCACGGGCACGCCTTGTTCGGCCAGCGCAGCGCCGATGTCCTCGCACAGCACCTGCGCGACCTGCATGGCGTAGCTGCACGTATGCGCGGAGATACCGCCCGTTTCCGTAATCGCTTCGATTTGCGCCAGGAATTCTTTGAATTTGGCCAGGGTTTCGATATGCAAGCCGTTCAGCTTCTTGACGGCTTCGGCTTCCCGTTCCAGGCGCAGCGCGGTGTCCGCGTTCTTGGGCAGGCTCTTGAGCTTCTCCAGCTCCAGTTCGGCCTTGTCCAAGCGCTGCTGCTTGGCCTGGAGCACCTTGTCCTTGGCTTCCGCGTCCGCCTTGAGGTCGGCGGATTCCTTTTTGCTGGCCGCCTTTTCCGAGGCGTGCCGCGCGGCCATGTCCTGGAGGATGTCGAGCACTTGTTCCTTGCTCTCGCTGGCGATGGCCTGCTTGACCACCTCCTGTTCCTCCGGCGGCAGAGCCTTGAGTGCGCGGTAATCGCGGGACGTGAACCCGACGGCTTCGGCGGCCTCATAAAGCTCCGGCCCCAAGACGTGCAGGTTGGAGGCAAGCTCCTGGACGCGCCTCAGTGACTTGCCGAGTTTGACCTCGCAAAATTCTTCCAAAGACGCGACGTGTCGCACTCTCCCTTCAGTGTCCTTGTACGGCAACCCCTTGTATTTTTTGTTGTCGCGCACTCTGCGGAAGATTTCCGCAGCCGCGACATCCGCGACGCGTCGCGTGAATTCCAGGGCTTGAAGCTGGCCGATGGCGTTGTGAATTTCCTCGGCATCGAGCACCGCCTGATCCGCCACAGCGGCAGAGTTCTGGATGTTCGCCAGCTCCTGGGCGCGGGCGGGCGTGATCTCCGGGATGGGTGCGGTGTGCTGCTCTTCGACTGCGACTGCTTGCGGCGTGGTTTTGTCGTTCATATTTCCTCCCCTACATCGCCCCGGCGGCGACTCTGCGGTTGATTTCTAAAAGCCTGTCCGATGCGGTGCTCATGGCGTTGGCATGGGCCTGGGCGATCTGGAGCAGCACAACCGAGTGCGCCCACCGTCCAGTTTCCAGACGGGTCACAAGCCCCTCGTCCTCCAGGACGCTCAGCGCCCGGCAGATGTTCGTGGGCGTTTCGCCCAGCCCCTCGGCCAGCTGCGCGTTGGACAGGCCGTGTACGCTTTGGCCCTTGAGGGCCTTGAGCACACGCAGGACGCGGCGGGCAGATGCCCAGGTAGCTTTAGGCATAACAACTCCTTATCCTTCAATTTCTTGAATACTTCATTTTTAAGGTCGCCAGCCCGCACACCGCGCGGTGATTCCCTCGGCCTCGAGACGAGGGGGAGGAGGAGCGGGCGGCATTCCCGCCGCCGCCCGGAGATACTCGTGGGCTTCCCGCGTCCAGGCTCCGGCCAGGGGATGGTCCGGCTCCACGCTCGCCCGGCCCAGCCGCGCCATCTGCTCTTCCATCACGGCCCGGACATCCGCCGGAGTGATCCGCCGGGGCGGGGCCTCCTGGCGCAGCCGCAGGATCTCCGCCTCCATGAAGTTGAACGCTTCGATGTAGCGCACCTTCCAGGCCAGGGCCTTTTGCCCCGTGAAGCCCATGGCCAGCAGCGTGAACCCGTCCCGCGTCAGCTCGTAGACCGGCTCCTTGCGCACGGCTCCGTTCGGCCCGACGACCTCTCGGAACGTCTCCTCAAAATTGAGGTGATGAAACTCCTCGGGCAGATCGGGCAGCAGACGTTCGATGTCGCGCAGGACATTATCGTGCCGCTTGTGGAAGTGCGCGGCCACGACCAGGCTGGTGACCACGGCCCGGCCACGGGAAAGGGACATGGACGGCATGACGGCGCTGGCGGTCATCTGGCCCCTCCTTGGTGTTTGTGGGGTCCGGCTCCTCCTGCTATGGTCGGGGCAACGCCAATCACCCGTACAGCCGCACAGGAGGAACCGGAAATATGTTGGACACGCTTGTCCCCATCATCGCCACAGGCGTTTTCACGCTCGCCGGCGTCTTGCTTTCCGCTGTTCTTGAGCGCTCGAGAAGCCGCGAAAAGCGACTGCAAACGCTTTTTGACAAGAAGGTCGAGACGTACACGTACCTTGTCCGGCAGGCCCACAAAATACTGGTCGAAGTGGTGAGCGACGGCGACAGCCAGCGCGTCATTGACGGCGGCATGAAGCTGTTGGACGAACTCGGAGACTGCGCTCTTTTCGCCAGCAGGGAGGTGACCAACCTGGCCCTGGAACTCGCAACACTCGCGGCCCAAGGCGGCATGGAGATCGAGGACAAGAGGAAGGAGATTGGAGCGCTTCAGCGCGAACTTCGCAGCCGCTGCCAGGAGGAACTCGGGATGGCCGAACTTTAGAAACGGCCTGCAGAACAGCAGCCTCACCAACAGGCCGTCGGCGATCTCCGGATCCCAGGCTCTCCCGGTAGCCTTGAGCATGACGTTCCGCCGCTGTATGGCGGAAAGGCCGCTCTTGAGTCCTGCATCAAAGAGAGTCATCTGGCCCCTCCTTGGTGTTTGTGGGGTCCGGCTCCTCCTGCTATGGAAAGGGCAACGCCAATCACCCGTACAGCCGCACAGGAGGAACCGGAAATATGTTGGAAATGTACCCCGCTGTTTTCTGCCAGCATTGCCAGCAGTTGCTTGCGTTCGGAGCCGACGGCCAGTGCCCGTCTTGCAACGAGGTCTGCTTGGCGTTCCCGGAACAGCTTCGCGTGGAGGGCCTGCTCAATGTGGAATTGATCCAGCTCCGCCGCCAGTTTTTTGCCGAGTCTCGCCTTAGAACACGAGGCGGCATGGAACTCATGGCGTCCGATCACGACATAGGCCAGGGTGTCGCCGAAAAAACGCGGAATATTCCCCCCGCTTCGCAGCGGGACATCACCCAGGTCGTGCTGGCCAACGAGCTTCCCAAGCTGGACATCGTCATGCTGTCCCTTACGCATCTTCATTCCCGAGAAAAGGTGAGGATTCATCATGGGCAGTATTCTGATCGGTATTATGGCCAGGACCAGACGGCGTCTGTGCCGGAGTCCGAAGCGTGTCAGGAGCGTCTGCTTGACGAAGTGTTTGCAGCAGATTTGTTCCCAGACGGTGCTCCAGGCTTTTCTGAAACTGCGCCTGGGCCATTGCGATTCTGTCACTTGCGGCTAATGCTCGCGCTATTACAGGCTCACAATTCCCTTTGGTATGCGGCGCTTGCATCAGGGTTCTACGTGCTTCTCGGATATCTTTGTCCAGACGATCTCTCTCGTGAGTGACCTTTTTAGCGAACCAGTCGAACAAGCCGGCGATGTCGTTTTTCGTTTTATCGAACGCCGTTGTCTCTCTGGACTGCCCGCAGAGCTTCCAGCGGGGGCCCATCAACTCGTCCAACGAATCTGGCGTGGAGGAATTGGGCGGCGAAGACCGCAGGACTTCCTCCGCTAAAGACGCGGGCATAGTTCGCTTGCCGTTGACGCGGGTCGGTTCCTCGCACGGGATACGCACGATCTGGCCGCCCCATGCCGTCTCTTCCGAGCCCATCAGTCGGCGGATGGCCCGCATCTCATCCAGAATTTCGGTCAACACGTGTTCGTTCGTCATCCCAATTCCTCCTCCAGTTTGCGTTTCGCCTTGCCCGCCTTCTTGGCCTGGGCGCAGGCCTTGCCGTAGTCCAACAATTTGCGGTCTTCCTCGGTCATGATCTCCAGCCCGTGCGCCTGGAGCTGCACGGCCAGCGGCCCGGCGTCCCCCAGGGCGCGGCAAAAGATGTTCACTGCCAGCAGCGAGGGCACATGCCCGCGCTCCACGGGGTTGAGCCATTTCTCCAGGGTGGCGGCGCTGATCTTGCGCGCGTTGCCCTTGGTCATGCGCACCCCGGCGATCAAAGCGATGTGGTTCATGCGGTCGGCGATCTGCTCCCGCGACAGGGTGCAGCGCTCGGCAGCGCGGTTCATGGCCGCCTTGACCGCCACGACCAGCCCGGCCATCACCAGGGGAGCCTGGTTGTCCTCCTCGAGAAGGCTGAGTTGCACCGCCCGCTGTTTCATTCTGTCCGTCGTGTCCCTGCTATTGTGTCCGATCTCGCTTCCCGCCGGACGTTGACCCGGACTTCGCGAAGCTGATACACCTTGGCTACGCGTTGATCGCGGTGGCGATGTCCTGCTCCTGTACGATCTCGCCGCGCTTGAGGCCCAACTTCACCGCGATGCAGTGGGTTCTGCCGCGAGTCGGGTTGCGCCGCCCCGCCAGCACGTCGTAGACGAGGTTGGGCGGGAAACCGTTGGCAATGGACCAGTCGGAGATGCTGATGCCCTTG